ACTATTAACTAAAACAAAATAGGAGTTATAAACATGCCTGAAACGGAAACTAAAACTAAAGAAGTTAAGATTGCTGAAGAAGAAACTACAAAAATTAGAGAATTACAAAGTCGTTATACACAAGTTACAGTAAATCTTGGACAAGTAACAATAGCTTCTGAGAGATTGCAAGAAAATTTGGATTCTTTGGATACTCAAAAAGAAGAATTGTTAGCGCAACATGCAACTGCTCAAGAAGATGAGAGAAAACTTGTTGACGACCTAACTGCTAAGTATGGAATTGGAAATTTAGACCTAGATACCGGTATTTTTACACCGAATGAGTAACTTTTGGGATTTTAATTTTATATTTATACTAAATAATATCCGACTTTTATAACTAATTTTTAATCTAAAATCTAGGAGAATTTAAAATGGCCGAAAGAATTGTAAGTCCTGGCGTATTTACCCAGGAAACAGATCTTTCTTATCTCCCTCAAGGTGTTGCTAATATTGGAGCAGCAATGATTGGACCAACCCAAAAAGGTCCAGCGTTTACTCCAACTATTATAACGAGTGGTGGGGAGTTTGAAGAAAGATTTGGAAAAAATATAAAAACATCATATGTTCCCTTCGCAGTACAAGAATACTTAAAATCCGCATCTAGCGTAACGGTAGTTCGGGTAATGCACACAGGTGGATATAGAGCTGATTATGTAAATGTAGTCGCGACAGGATCTTCTGCTACAGTTGGTGCTTTAGTAGCGTTTAGTTTAGCAAATACAAGACTTGGACAGACTAAAGGAATTTCACTTTCAGCTTCCGCAAGTATAGATGATGTGAATCAAGAGTTTGATTTAACTATAAGTGGTTCAAGTGGAGTACATCAAACTTTTGCTAATTTGAGTTTCGATAGTAGTAGTGCAAATTATTTTGCTAAAAAGATTTCATCTGATCCGCAAAGTAATACTGATTATGCATATATATATAAGGCATTTCATACATCAGCAAATGCTATAGAACCAATCACAGGGTCAGATATGCTATCTGTAACTGGTAGTGCTTCAGCATCCGCAGGATTAAATTTTGCTGGTGGAACTAATGGAGCTTATACTGCACAATATGATGCAGTAGGTAACTCAGCTACTTGGGGTGGAAATGTTGATTATTGTACTGCAAGAACACCTTATATTATAGATCAAGGTGCAACTGGATGGGATGGCGGCACTACATCTAGAACTTTTAAAAATTTATTTAGAGTATATACAATAGGTCATGGTACTAATATGAATTCTGAATATAAAGTAGGTATTTCTAATATTAGAGCAGCTGGAACAATTCCAGGATCTGATTATGGAGATTTTACTCTTTCTATTATACCTCTAGATGGTAGAGCACCAGAAACTTGGGAAAATTGTGATTTTAATCCAGCTTCTCCAAGCTATTTTGCAAAACAAATTGGTGATGCTCATGTAGTCGTAGATTCTAATGGTAGATTGACATATCATGGAGACTACCCGAATAGATCTAAATGGTGTAGAGTTGGTGATTTTCAAAATATAGAAAATTATCCAAAATCTGTAGTACCGTATGGATATGCATCTTTAGATAATCCAATTCCAGGTGGTACGATAGTACCTTCAGCTTCAATGAAGCTTCAACAAGTTGATAATACTGATAAACAAACTTTTCAAGCAAGTACGTATCATGGATTTGATTTCATGGACATTGGAACATCGAATAGAATAAGAGGCAAATATGATAATGATGGAGCAGCTTATCTTTCACCTATTCCAAGTGGAACAGGAACTGGATCTAATGAATGCTTTAGTTTAAATAATTGCTATGGACATGCTAATTCAGATACATTACCTGGAAGTCCTTCAGTGGTATCAGATGCATCTGAAAAGATAACATTAGCTTTATCTGATATAGGTCAGAGACGGTTTGCAGTTCCTTTTCAATGGGGATTCGACGGTGTAGATCCAGCTTCAAAACCATCTATGGGTAATGATGTAACTACTACTAATGTGATGGGATTTGATTGTTCTACTTCAAGTACTAGTGGTACTGCATTGTATAAACGAGCTATTAATGCTATTTCTAATCCAGATGAATTCGATATTAATATGTTGGTAATTCCTGGAATAATTCATAGTAAAGATGGTAGTAATTGTCATAATAATATTACAGAACATGCTATAACTAAGATGGAAGAAAGAGCAGATTGTTTCTATATAATGGACGGATTCCATTGGGCAGATACTATTTCGCAAGCAACTAGTGCTCTTGGATCACTAGATACCAATTATGCAGCTACGTATTATCCCTGGGTACAAGTAAATTATGCCATAGACGGCGGTAATGTGGAGCCAGTTTGGGTACCACCTTCAGTTGCTTTAGCTGGTGTATTTGCTTTTAATGACAGGATAGGTCAAGAATGGTTTGCACCTGCAGGATTAAATAGAGGTGGATTGACTATAACCTCTAAAGCTAAATTTAAGTTAAATCATGCAGAGAGGGATAAACTTTATGAAGAAAGAATTAATCCAATTGCAACATTCCCAGGTCAAGGACCGACAGTGTTTGGACAAAAAACATTACAATCCAAACCATCAGCACTTGATAGGATTAATGTTCGTAGATTGTTAATTAATCTGAAGAAGTTTATTGCTTCAACATCTAAATTCTTGGTGTTTGAACAGAATACAACCGCAACAAGAAATCGTTTCTTGAATACGGTTAATCCATATCTTGAAAATGTACAATCCAATAGTGGTTTGAATGCTTTTAGAGTAGTGATGGATGATTCTAACAACACACCAGATGAAATAGATAGAAATAGGTTAGTTGGACAGATATTTGTTCAACCTACAAGAACTGCTGAGTTCATTGTATTGGACTTTGTTGTTCAACCTACTGGAGCAACCTTTCCAGAATAATAAAATATCTTTATAAGATAACTAAAAGCCCCAGTTTTTACTGGGGTTTTTTGTTTTTATAATAACTTCAAAAAAACTTCAAAAGGATATTATTAATATAAGCGCAATTTTTCATTACCGTTATATTTATTACTGAAAAGAAATCTTATTTAGGAGAAGAAAAGATGCCTGAGTTAATTGACGCAACTGAAATAATGTTTACCCCATTTGAACCGAAAACGAAAAATCGGTATGTCATGTATATAGAAGGTATTCCTGCATACTTGATTAAAACAGCTAGTAGGCCTCAAATAACATTTGAAGAAATAGTATTAGATCATATTAATGTAAAGAGATATATTAAGGGTAAAGGTGAGTGGCAACCCTTATCAGTTACTTTATATGATCCAGTAGTTCCTTCAGCAGCACAAGCATGTATGGAATGGGTGAGATTATCCCACGAATCAGTAACAGGTCGTGATGGATATTCAGATTTTTATAAAAAAGATGTATCTTTTAATTTATTAGGACCAGTTGGTGATGTAGTAGAAGAATGGACATTAAAAGGAGCATGGGTACAAGATGCAAACTTTAATGATTTGGATTTTGCAAATGGATCGGATCCAGTAGATATTGAGTTATCACTTAGATACGATTACGCAATATTACAATTCTAATTAATTAAAAATTAATAATAACGGAGAATAAAAATGAGTGAATGGATAGCAGCAAATTGGGAATATGTTTTAGTTGGTATTTACGCAATTGAAAAAATAGTAAAACTTACCCCAACAAAATATGACGATATTCTTTTCGATATGATTCTTAAACCAATTAAAGAGAAATTCGCACCAAAAAAATAATTTAATTTGAAAAATTTTAGTTATATTTACAATCAGTTATAAATCTTATTAAGGAGAATAACATGCCCGAAACTACGTTTCCGACGGAAGTTATCGATCTACCGTCGAAAGGATATTTTTATCCTGAAAAAAGTCCATTATCAAGTGGACAGGTCGAATTAAAATATATGACAGCTAAAGATGAAGATGTTTTGACATCACAAAATCTTATTGCTAAAGGTATTGTTTTAGATGTACTTTTAGATAGTTTGATAGTTGATAAAAAAGTCAAAGTATCAGATTTATTGATTGGTGATAAAAATGCTTTATTGATAGCTGCAAGAGTGTTAGCTTATGGTAAAGAATATGAGTTTGAGGTTATGTCTCCCGTTACAGGGGAACCTACAACACATACTTTGGATTTAACTTCATTGAAGGATGTTTCAGTAGATTTTAGTAAGAGAACTAAAGGACAAAATGTATTTGAATTTACTTTACCTACTACTGATAGAGTTATTAAGTATAAACTTTTAACTAGTGGTGATGTTGATGCTATTGAAAGACACGCTAAATCATTAAGTAAAGTTAGTGATATAGATAGAACTCTTACTACTAGATTAAAACACATGATAGTTGAAGTTGATGGTAATTCTGAACAATCAGTTGTTAATAATTTTGTAGATAATGAATTTTTTGCAGTAGATAGTAGATCATTTAGAGAATATATTTCAAACAACACCCCCGATATTGATTTAGACATATCAATTGAAGTGGATGGTGAGCAAGTGGAGATAACCGTCCCGATGACGGTTCGATTTTTTTGGCCTTCCTCCTGAGTATAAAGCTCAGATTCACGAACAGATATTTCAACTAACATTTAATTCTAGAGGATCAATACCTTTTGAACAAGCCTATAATATGCCAGTTTATCTAAGAAGATGGTATATTCAAAGATTAGACAAGGCTTATAAGGAAGAAAAAGAAGCTATTGAAAAATCTCAAAGAAAATCTATCAATCCAAACTTTCCTAAAATTAAAAAATGATTATCTGTATATTTATATATGAATCCCTCAATTTAAGTTTTTAGGAGTCAATCTTGGCTAAATATATAGTAAAAGAAAATAAAATAATTACAGAATTTCTCGGTAGTCTTTTTAAAGCAATCGCAAAAAAGAAATCTACAAAAGTTTTGAAAGCTCTATCAAGAGATCCAGTTATGAAAAGACATATAAAGGCTGCTGATAAAATAGGTAAAGATATTATACAGCATATAGAAAAGAAGAAAAAAGATGATCCTGAATGGGCTGATAGATATGATGCCGTATCAGATTATTTTGATTCTTTAGACTAATTAGGAAATGATTTATATATAGTGTATTCTACACTATTCAATTAAAAGAAGATAAAACTTATGGCAGATCCAAAATTAACAAAACAACAAAAAGATGACCTTAAAGAGTTTAATGAGTTGTTAAAACAACAACCTAAACTTTTTAGGTCTATACTAGGTATTTCTGAAACCATCAAAAAATCTGTTACTGATACTTCAGATGCTAGTGAAAAAATTGTTAAAAGTAATAAAGCTTATTTAGATATAGCAAAACAGGTTTTAATAAATACAAAAAATATTCATAAAGAAACTTATGATGTGGTAGACCTTAATGATCAAATTCTAGAAGCTCAAAAATCTGGAGATAAAGTTTTAGGAGACCAATTAAAACAATTAAATAAGTTACAGCAAGGGCAGAAAAGATATAATAATGTTGTAAATGCGGGAGCTAATTCTATAGATAAAATGATGAATGGAATAGAGAGTACATTTCGTCAAATTCCGTTCATTGGAGATTTTCTAGCAGATGCAATAAATTTTGGTGATATGAGCAAAAATATGCAAGGTTCATTTAGAGAAGGAGCTAAAGCTTCAGGTGGGTTCTTGAAAGAGGGGTTATACCAAGGCACAGTTGAAGGTACTACTTCAGGATTGGTAGAAAGTGCTGATCTTGGAAAATCCCTAGGTAAAAAAATGAACAAGTGGTTTAGGGCGCCAGTTGGTGGAAGTGTACGTAAGACGGGTAAGGAGTTGGTGGTAGTAGATAAAAAAGCAAAAGGTGTTGCAGGGAAGTTTAATGTGATGAAGTTAGGAGCAATAGGACTTGCTGCGGGAGTAGCTGCAATGGCAGCTAAAATGACTAAGTTTGCATTTGAAACTGGGCTTTCTCTAGAACGGAGTATAAAATTAGGTCCATCATTATTTATTAATTCAGGTTATGTTAAATCGATGGCGGAAGAGTTTGGAACCGTCAATGATGTAAATACCAACATAGCTTGGCAACTTAAAAAACAATCATTCTTTTATGGTATTCAAGCAGAACAAGCAGTAAAAATATTAAGAATACAAAGTGCTTTATCGGATAGTAGCCATGAACAATTAATTAATGTACAGAACACAGTTGCTAAATTTGCAAGAGCTAAAGGAGTATTACCATCAAAAGTATTTGAAGATATAGCTGGATCTACAGAATTGATGGCAAAATATGCTGACGGTACTGCTGAAGGATTTATGAAAGCAGCTGTACATATAAGAACTATGGGTATAGGATTGGAAGTAGCTGACCAGATAGCTTCTCATTTATTAGATATAGAAGGCTCTATTGGTGCACAATTTATGGCTAATTCAGTACTTCAGAAAAATATGAATTTAGATAGAGCTAGACAATTGATGATGAATAATGATCTAGTAGGAATGATGAAAGAAGTTAAGAATCAATTAGGTGGGGAGTTAGAATTTCAAAGATTAAATTTGGTAGAAAGAAAATTACTTAGTAATGCTATAGGAACTGATATTTCAAATGTAGCCAAGATGATTTCAGCACAGGAAGCCTCAAATGAAGTTACGAAAAAAGCTCAAGGAAATTATAAACTATTGGGTGGTATAATTGGTGGAGTAGTAGGACTATTAGTCGCGGCTGTTCCAGCTATAAGAACTGCAATGTCAGGTGGTCTTTCTTTTGCAATAGATGCGATGTCTGTAGCAAGAGGTCTGGCTGTAGTAGGAATAGGAGCAGCTGGTGGAGCAGCACTTGGATCAACCTTCGCTAAACAACAAGATTTTGTTTCTAGACCAGGTATGGCTCCAATTCCATTTAGTGAGGATGACACACTCATAGGAATAAAAAAGGCAGCGGGATTAGGTAGTTCTGATACTATGATAGCTAATGCTTTTATGGAAAATACAAGAGCATTGAATAAATTAGAACAAACAGTTAGTAAAGGACAAGCACACGCATCTCAACAAACAGAAAGATTTATTGCAGAAACTACAAGGGGTCAAAATAAACTTTATAGAGGATTTATAGAGGGTTAACGATGGCATTATCAGACTTAAACAGACCAAAATTAAAAAAATATTCACCTAAAGGAGTAACCCAAAAAGGTAGAATTGAAACTGACCTAGGATTAAAGGACTTCTCGTATAGCGATAATACCCATTTAAATTCAAACATAACATTAGTTAAAGTTCCAAAACTCCACAAACCGTCTACAGTTAATTATTTTACAGATCATGATGCTATGGGATTTACTAAAAATATGCAAATTGGTGAAAGTAAATTTATAGGAATTTCTGAAGATTGGAAAAACTATGTATATCCAGATACTTTAGGTCAAGTTCTTGGAATAAAGTCATCTTTTAATATTCATGGTCCTAGAGTTAATTGGTTTCCTAAACCACCACTTGATTCAGCAGCGGTTGAAATACATGCCGAGGGTTTTACTAAATTTTTTAATAGTAGATTCAAAGTCCGGCTCTATTGTAGTCCATGGAACGTCAAGCTCTACTTCTTTTGTATAATCATTTATATTTTTTACGTTTATCTTCAATTTATTTCCTTTTC